CTGCTTGATGTGGTCAATGCTGCTTTTGCAGTCATGGTCATTTTGGGTGTTGTCAATGACCCCACAACTGATGGTCTTTCTGATTCCAAACAGGCTTTGACTTACACTGAACCCAAGAAATAAAGAAAGAAGGTAAACGATTATGGCAGATAACAAGAAACCCAATTTGAATATGCGTTATTACAATGGGGAAATTGATGATGATCTTCCCTATGTTGGCGGTTTGAATTTGGATGAAGAAACTGGTTTGATCTATGATGAAGAAGGGGATGTGGTGGATTTGGACACCATTGCTGCTTTCTGTCAGGGTGATGGAAAGGGGGATGAAGACTAATGGAATTCACAAATAGTCCTTTGGTTACATATACCAAATTAAGTCCTAACCATTCAGGTCAAAGAAATCATGACATTGACACCATCACCATTCATTGTGTGGTTGGTCAGTGTTCTGTTGAAGTCCTTGGAAGCATTTTTGCACCTGAAAGCAGACAAGCATCTTCCAACTATGGTGTTGGTTATGATGGCAGAATTGGAATGTATGTGGAAGAAAAGAACAGATCCTGGTGTTCTTCCAGTGCTGCAAATGACCACAGAGCAATCACCATTGAAGTTGCTTCTGATACAACTGAACCTTATGCAGTCAATGACAAGGCATTTGCTGCACTGCTTGACCTTGTGACTGACATCTGCAAAAGAAACAACATCAAGAAGTTGGTTTGGTCAACTAAAAAGGCTGATAGAGTAAACCACAAGAACGGATGCAATCTGACAGTTCACAGAGATTATGCAAACAAGTCCTGTCCTGGTAAATACCTTTATGACAGACACAATGAAATTGTTGCAGAAGTCAACAAAAGACTTGATGCAGGTGAAACCAAGGAAGAAACCAAGTCTGATGTTCTGTATCGTGTTCAGGTTGGTGCTTTCAAGAACAAGGTCTATGCTGATGCACAGTTGAAGAAGGTCAGTGAAGCAGGCTTTGACACTTACATGGTGCAGATTGACGGATTCTATAAAATTCAGACTGGTGCATTTTCCAAGAAGGCAAATGCTGATGCTATGCTTGAAAAAGTGCAGGCAGCAGGTTTCAATGCTTTCATCACTACAAAGGGCGGTCAGGCAGTTTCCACTGCTGCACCTGTTGTGAAGAAGGAAATCAAGGTTGGAAGCACTGTCAGACTGAAAAAGGGTGCAAAGACATATACTGGTGGAAATCTTGCTTCCTTTGTGTATAATAGAGATCACAAGGTGAAACAGATCAATGTTGACAGGGTGGTCATCACCTTCAACAACATTGTGGTTGCAGCAGTCAAGAAGTCTGATTTGACCCTGGTTGAATAAGTGTCCATTGCTATCAGTTAGAAACTGGTTAGTAACAAACAAGTGAAAAATGCTTGAAAAATCAAGGTTTGGAACTATCAAAGAGATAATTCAAGCACAAAAATCAATCCCACAAATTCAAGGTTTCCCTTGGGTTTGTGGGATTTTTCTTTTTCTGCATTTGGGTCAATTTTTGTCCGTTAGTAACACGATAGTAACAAAATAGTAACACTGTTTTATGTGTCTTGTGCAAGACTTTGACTGTCTTGTGCAAGATATTGTCTGATCTGCAATTTGGTTCTGCAATGGAATGTTCTTCCATCCTTCAAGAAAACATCATATCCATCATGGGTGTTGCCTTTGATGGTCAAAATTCTGTTCCTGTTGAATTCAGACAACTGCATGGTGTCAAACATTCCTTCCTGGTCTTTCCTGACCAATTCCAAAATATAGGCATTCAAGGACAGGTTCTTTTCTGTTGCAAGATCCTTGATGACCTGTTTCATCCCCTTTGGAACAGACAAATTCATTCTGTCATAGTGGTCTTTGCTGAACTGGTTCTTGTATTGTGTTCTATTCATCAGGACACCTTCTTTCAAATCTTGTTGATTGCTTCAAGTTTGATTGGAAGTTCAAGATGTGTATAGACCACTTGTGTGACATTCTGACCCTTATGTCCAACAATCTTCTGAATGATTCTTTCATCAACACCTGCTTCTGTCAGCAAGGACACACAGGTGTGTCTTGTGCAGTGTGGTGTGTATTTGGACAAAGACAAGTCCTTCATCAGCGGTGTCCAGTATGAATCATAATAGTTTCTATATTCAAAAGGTTTCTGATCAGGTGTGCAAATCAGATGGTCACAGTCCTGCTGCATCCAGTATTCAAAGAATGGAACAATCTTTTCTGCAATTGGAACTTCCCTGATACCTGCATCAGTTTTGGATTCCTTCACATAGAACCATCTTTCATCCAAGTGGACATCTTTCTTTTCAAGGTCAAGCATTTCACCAATTCTGACACCAGTGTATATGAGCATCAGAACAACTGACAGATAGATGTTTGATTCATGTGCATCCCAAAGGGTCTTGATTGCCTTCTTGGTGAATGGTTTTCTGTCATAGGCATTTGGATTCCCTGGTTTGCTGATGTCTACATACCTGACCATTTCCCTTTTGTCCTGGCTGACTATTTCATGAACAACAGCATAGTCATACATCAGACCAAACATGATTTTGATTTTCTTCAAGGTTGGTGTGTTCTTTCCTGAATCATCCACAACCTTCTGCAAGTGGTCAAGTTTGATTTCCTGGAACTTCATGTTCCACAAGTCCTTGCAGGTGTTGAATGCTGCTTTGTAACCATTGACATTGGAAGCAGACACCTTTTCAAAGTGAATGACAGACCATCTGTCATATACTTCTTCAAAGGTGATTGTGTTGAAGTGCAGATCATAAGGGTCTGAATTATAATTTGCAAGTGCTTGAAGTGCTTCTGTCTTGGTAGCATAAAATCCTATGAATTCATAAATAGGATATGATTTTTGTTTTTCAGGGATCTGTTTCCATCCAACAGTCTTTCTTGCTGCCCATGGTTTTCTTCTTTTCCCTGACAGTTTATAAACTGATCCGTATTGATTAGGCAATTTCATTCTGTTTCATCCTTTCTTTTTTCAGAATGAAATGGTATAATATAGATGTGTTTTGGTGACCATTTCATCCATCTGATTTGGTTTCCATCCTTTGACCCTTGGGTGTTGGTAGCATCCAAGGGTCTTTTTTTGTTTATAAGGAAATGTTGGATGGTGCAGCAGAACTGAATTCCTTTGCAATATCCCAAAGTTTGACTGCTTCAAATCCTGCACCCCAAAATGCAAGCATTCCTTTGTCATATTCAATGACCAAATATGTCTTCTTTCCTGCTTTTGCAGTAGTGTCAGCATGACCATGATATTTTGACATGAAGTTTGCTTCTTCCAAAACCATGATATTGTTGATTCTGTCCTTGGGCAAAGTGACAGTTGTTTCAGGTTTGATTCTGATGATTTCAAGAACATCATCCTTCAATTCAATAGTGCAGGGGTAATCAGTCGCAAATTGTGCAATACCTTCATAGTGCATCACCCTAATTGCATTTGTCTTTTTCTTCTTTCCAAACATGTTGAACCTTCCTTTCAGTATGTAAAATGTGAAAATCCCTTGAAAAATCAAGGCTTTTTGACTGTTTGACTTTGGTTCAAGGTTCAAGATCCATATCAATATTTCTATTATTAGATATTTTTAGAACAATACCAATTCACTTGTATTCTGTTTTCCTATTCTAATAAATAAAAAAGATGTTGAACATCTTGTCTGAAACCTTGAAAACCCTTGTAAATAAAACATTTTTGCAAGTTCAAGATGTAGAAAATAGATGTTGAACCTATCTTGAATCATCTTGGACTGAAATCCACATAAATGATGTTTCCTATGCGTTTTTCAATGCGGAACTTTCCCCTTTTTCAGTGTACTTGGACAGTTCTGTCAAGTCACCAATGTCTTCCAATGCTTTTTCTTTTCCAATGTGGTTCAGTTCCTGGAAGTATTGCAGCAGTCTGACAGCATCCTTCCCAAAGTGTTTCTGAACCAGTTCCAGGGTCTTGACTTCTTCTGCAAGGACTGGTGTGTCAAACTGATTGTCAAAACACATCAGATCACAAGGTGTGACACCAAATTTTCTTGCAAGTTGCTGAATGTGGTTTCTTTTGATGTTCTCAACCTGACCAGTTTCCCATTTGTTCACTGCTGCCCTGTTGACTGGTGGGTTCAGGGATTTCCCCAATTCTTCTTGTGAAAGACCTGCCTGTTCCCTTAAATGTTTAATGTATGCACCCATTGTCATGATGTTTGCACTTCCTTTCAAAATTTGTTTGTATCTTTATTTTACCACATTTTTGATGAAATTTCAATTTTTCTTGAAAAAATATCTTAAAAATTTGAAAAAACCTATTGACAAAACTTTCAAGATACATTATAATATGCTTGTATCGTTCAGAGATACACGCAAAACACATGCGGATGTGATGGAATAGGCAGACATGAAGGATTCAGATTCCTTTGATGGAAACATCATGCAGGTTCAAGTCCTGTCATCCGCACCAATAAAAGAAAGGCGGTTAAAAATATGAAGAAACCTGATCTGCACATTGTTTCCTTTTCAGGTGGAAAGGATTCTACTGCAATGTTGCTTCACATGATGGAACTTGGAATGCAAATTGACATTGTTCTATATTGTGACACCTGGATGGAATTTCCTGCAATGTATAGACATGTTGAAAAGGTCAAAAAGATTGTTGAAGATGCAGGAATCAAATTTGTCACACTGAAAAGTCCTGAATCATTCAAATATATGATGTTGGAACATACAGTGAAAAGGAAGAAACCCCTTCCTGGAAATTCCAAAGGTTATTCATGGGCAGGAAGCAGATCAAGATGGTGTACTTCAAAACTGAAAACAGACATGCTGTCCAAATATAAAAATGCTTTGATGGAACAGTACAATGTCATTGAATATGTTGGAATTGCTGCTGATGAACAATACAGATTAGAGAGAGAGCAAAACAAGCAGCATGAACATCCCCTTGTTGATTGGGGTTGGGATGAAGCAAAAGCACTGTCCTTCTGCTATGACAAGGGTTTTGATTGGGAAGGTCTTTATGAACATTTTTCCAGGGTGTCCTGTTGGTGCTGCCCTTTGCAGTCCTTGGAAGAATTGCGAAAATTAAGAAGATACTATCCTGAATTATGGCAGGAATTGATTGAAATGGACAGGGCAACCTGGCGACAATTCAAACCTGAATTTTCTGTTGATGAACTGGAAATCAGGTTTGCACTGGAAGATGAAAGAACTGCACAAGGTCTGACTATAAATGGACACAGTAAAGAGTTCAGGCAGGCATTGAAAGAAAGGCTGCAACAGCAGCAAAATTTTTTGAAATGATTGTATCTTTGGAAGATACAGAAAGAAGGTAACAATGAAGAAGGTATTGGAAGCATGTATTGATCAGATCCTTCAATTTGATTCTGAAAAGGAATTTGAAGTCTTTGTTGAAGGACTTGAACGGAAACCACAACAGTTCAAGGTGGTCAATCATTATGGTCTTGCAGATGGAAGACACATTGCAAGAGTAAAGAAACAGTATAATGCAAACAAATTCATGGAAAAGGATGGTGACAAGTATGAATAAGAACAAGTTTGTCAGTGTAATGAAATTACATGGTGACACCCAGGAATCCCTTGCAGAAGCAATTGGAATTTCTTTTCAGAGATTGAATGCAAAAATCAATCAAACCAATGGTGCAGAATTCACCATGTCTGAAATCAGAGCAATCAAGATCAGATACAATTTAACTTCACAGGAAATTGATGAAATATTTTTTTGCGATTGATGTATCTTTGGAAGATACAA